CCGTCGACGCCGTGGGACAACTATACCGTCTCGTCACCGAAGACCGACCTGATTAACGCGAGCAACCTCATCTTCACGGCGACGGGGCGTCGTCCGAATGTGGTCGTGATACCCTCGACGATTGCACGGCGGATGCTGGCAATCGAGGAGATCAAGGAAGAGCGACGCTATGTGACGGACTTGACCCAGAGCGGGCTCCCGCAGAACCTGTGGGGTCTGGAAGTGCTGGAAGCGGCGGCGCTTCAGCTTCCGACAGACCCGTTCGGCTCGCGCAGTCTCGACCCGCAGGAAATCACACTGACCAGTCGGATGGATGAGATATGGGGACGCGATGTCTGGGTGGGCTATGTCGATAAGCCAGGTCTGCGTCGTCTGACCTACGGGGCGACCTTCGAGGCGCGTCAGCGGAATGTGCGCACCTACATCGATGTCGAACGCGACGGCGGCACATGGATCGAGGTGGACTGGATTTACACGCACAAGGTCATCGCCCGTGCATGCGGGGTGCTAATCCAGAATGTGATGTCGGCGGCATAAGCGTAGCGGGTGCGCTCTGATGCGGAGCGCACCCGCGCCTACGCACTGCGGGAGGACAACGATGCGAGTCTGGTGGGCGTCCGTACTGCTTAGCGAACAGGCAGGTAGCCGTTCGCATGAGCCGTTGGTAGAACGCGCTCGGAACGCGAAGAATCACATGGAACTCGGCGACGCGCTGCTTGAACTGCACAAGCACGCCTACGAGCAGAACGACCCCGAACATCCCGTGCATAAACATCTGGACGACATCCTTCAGCACCACGCGAAGCATAACGAGAAGATGCTCAACGATGCGTTCCACTATCTGATTGGGAGTCACAGTGTCCGTTGGCAAGACGCGCATCGAACGACGCCGCACATGGAGCATGTGTTTGGGCTACTGATGCGAACGCCGTCGCCTCGCGCGATTGAACACATCGGGAAGTTCGCCGAGCATGGCAACTTCGATGCATTCGCTGCAGCGCACGGGTGGCTCGCTCGTAATCCGCACCTGCACCATCACTTCGCCACGCACATCCTGCCCCACCTGAATCGCGAGCTGTCGCGCAAGGGCGTCTTTGTTAATCCCAACCACCATTACCTGAGAATAATAAAGTCGGAGTACGAAAATATTGCTCGTAGATATAGAGAGAGTGATGATTAGCCATGTCATGGGTGACGCCAGCGCAGGTGCGGTTCTATGTGCGGAATCTGGAGCCGATAGACGATGCCGTGTTGCAGGCGGCTATCGATGCTGCGGAGTCGTACATCCGTTCGCGCTTGGTGCGTTTGTACCCGCGCATGATGACGACGAACGAGCCTGCGAAACCGCCGATACCGACGATAGCGATGCAGTTGGCGGCGGCGCTGGTGGAGGCGCGAACGCTGGCGATAACCAACATCGGCGCGACGATGAATCCCTACGCACGGCAGCTGTACCAGCAGGCGGAAGACGAGTTGCAGCGTCTGGAACGGGGCTGGGCGCATGTGCTGGGCGAGTCGAGCGAGTGGATGCTTCCAGTATTTGCGCCGCTGTCACAGCCGACGCCTGTGCGGAGCATTCGGAGCGTGCGGCGCACGGGAAGCGGATGGTAATCTATGACGCGATGGCGGGAGATGCTCGTCGCTTTGGAGCGCGGTCATGAGACCTGCGAATACGAGCTGTTTGCGGAGTGTGTGCGCGACTGCGCGTTCGCGTGGTATCTCAAGGCGTACCACATCGAGACCGAAGAGGCGGAGTCGCTGGCGAACGAGGTCGCGGTGAAACTGTGGGTGAACGCGCCGCGCATCCGCTTAGAGAGCGCCGAGCGGTACATCCGTCGCGCGATTGCGAACACGGGTCGTGAGTACCTGCGCAAGCGGAAGGAGATTGCATACAGCGAGTGGGATATTATGTGTGCGGTTCACGCTGAGGCGTCTGGTGATGCGCTGGAATGGGCGGCGACTCTGGCAGTGATGTCGCCAGAGGAGCGTGAGGTAGCGGAACGGCTCGCGTCGGGTCAATCGCGCTCGGATATAGGGCGCGAGCTGGGCATGAGCAGCAGGTATCTTGACGCGGTCATCGAATCGATTCGTCGGAGGCTGGAATAAGATGAAGCGACCGCCGATTGTGCAGGAGATTCTGCAGGTTGAGGACATCGACGCGCTGTTGGAGCGTGTCCGTGATGTCGGCGTCGCATGCGCTATGGCGCGTCTGGGCGATGCGAATCCGCGCGAGCTGCTACAGCACCTGCTGGACTTAGCCGAGTCGTATCAGGGCGACCCCGACTCTTCGCCGTGGATGGTGCTGGTCGGTCTTATTGATGTGCTTGCGGATGAGGTGCGCAACAGCGACGCGCCGAGCGACACGGATTTAGTCTCACGAGTCGACGCGCTGGTCTCGACGGCGTATACCCATCAGGGAGCGTCACATGCGAATCGTTACATCGAATCGGATTAATAATCGCAAGCGTCGCGTCTGGTGGCGCACGGTGCTGTTCTCGGATAGGTACGAGTACCATCAGAGCATCCCGCACCATTCGGGGCTGCGTCAAGACCCGATGGCGCGTGGTCTACACCCTGAGAAGCGAATGGTGCATCGCGAGGGCACGACCTTCCAGCAGACCTACTGGGTGCGCGGCGAGCGCGGCGAGCCGCTCGAAGCACGCAGGCCGAAGTCTTCTCCTGCATCGTCATCCTTACCACCTCCTCCTTCCGTGTCTCCTCCACAGGCGCCCGCGCCGTCGCACGGCGCGGGCGCACCCAGCGCCTCGCCCGCAGGGCTGGATGTCGAACAGCTCCCTGAAGAGGTACGCGAGACGCTGCGCAACGCCATCGACCGACTGAACCCGATGGAGCGTCAGATGATGCTCGCACATCTCGCCGTGCGTATCCACGAGAACGGGAACGCCATCGGACACCCCGTGATGATGCTCTCCGCCCCTGGCGTGGGCAAGACCACGCTGTGGGAAGCGATGATGAACATGAGCGACGCCATGTCGGAACAGGACGCCGCGCCGTTCCGCGTCCATATCGTGAATGTGCAATCGGCAGTCTACAACATTACAGAGCAGATGGGCGCCCAAGCTATCGACGAGGGCATGGTGCGGTTCATGTTCACAGCGGATTTGGAACACAAGATCCAGTATTGCAAGCAGCATGGCGTACCGCTGGTGCTGGTGTTCGACGAAGCGACGAAGTCGCCCCAGATACTGCAGACGATGCTGTCGCTCATCACGAACGGCATCATCGCTGACCGTCGGCTGGGCGTTCCGTTCCGCATCGTGATGCTGGGGAACCGCGCGGACTGGGAAGGCGAGATGGGCAAGATGCGCTCTTCGCTGGTTCCGTTCGCGGACAGGTTTTTGTACTATGTGACGACGCCGTCGGAAGAGGACGAGTATGTACGCGCGATTCAGTCGGTGTTTGAGCAGGAGGCGTCGCGCGAAGTGGAAGGTGCGCGTGAGCGTCTGCGTCGGTTCGTTCTGGATTATGACGAGGAGGCGGAGCGAGAAGCGGAAGAGGCGCGTCAGGCGCGTCAGGCGTCGTCGCCTGAGCTGGCGGGCGCGGCGGGCGAGCTGGAACAGATGCGGGCGAAACTGGAGACGGGTCGTTCCGCACGCGAGGTGATACGCGAGCATCAGAATCTGATGACGCTGCTGAAGCTGATGTCGTCGCGCGGGCTACGCTCGGATCTCCGCGCGGAATGCGCAAAGACGAACTACCGCATCGCGAGTGCGCTCATCGACGCGATGCTATCAGGCGACCTCGCGGGGATGTGGCATAACTTCAAGTCTGACCCGAACTATATGCCCGATTACGCCTCGATGGACTCCGATCGCAAGCACATGTCGCCGCGGCGCGTGATGATACTCGCTGACCAGCTGTCCGTGCTGTTCGCGCTCGGATACGACTTGGACTCGCCAGAGGTGGAGCGGTTCCTCGCATGTAATGTGGGACGCCCGAACATCCCGAAGATCCACGAGATTATCCAGACGGCGCTCAAACCGCGCGGCGAGGAATCGGTCGAAGCGATTATGGACGACGCTGCGGTGAGCGATACGCATCACGGTCGGACAGTGCATCGCGAGACGCGGGTACACGACGCCGCGACGCATGAGGGGGTGTTCATCACGCACTCCGACCGCGCGAAGGAGGCGGGCGCGAAGCATACGCGAGCGACCTTTATGAACCAGCCAATTGAGACCGTCGACGACTTGATTCGCGTGCTATCCAGCGACGACACGCCCCCGTCGCAGCATCCCTACGGGTTCTCGCTCCCACTGCACTATCTGGATACCGACACGAGCAAGCTGCATGTCGGCACGAACCCCGACGGAACATCCGAACTGCACATGCCAGGGTTCGACTCGCATGCATCGGTCGACCTCACGCGCTCGAAGCACCTGCTCCACTTGGCGGGTCAGCACGGCGCACCTGCAGCGCACGCGCTGCACCTTGAAGGGGTCGACCCGCGTTCGCCGCTGGGACGAGGCGTGCGTGCAATACTCGGTTCAGGCAACCCCGAAATCGTAGCACAACGCCTGCACGACACGCACACGGAGACGGAACGCAGTCTCAACCGTCTCGACGGTCTGCTGGAGACTCTCGCACAAAGCCGCGATGCATCGACGGTGCATGCGATTTCGCGCGAGGCGCATCGCGCGGCTGCAGGGATGGGACTGCTGTCGATGTTCCATACGCCCGTCATCGACGCAGAATCGGGTCAGGAGATACTCCCAGAGGAGATGCACGACGAGTACCGCGCCTACCACGAGGATGCGCGTCGCAAGCAGCACGCGGAACTCGGTCGATTGTCAGGTCATGCGCCTGAGCATGTAGCGCAGGTGCTGTCGCATCCCGCCGTGAATGTCGCGCCGTTGCATGCGAGCGCACGGGGCAGAATCCGAGACACGATAGAACGGCACTGGGAGACGGTCAATAATGTGTGGGAGCATCTCTCGCCCGAGCATCGCGAGGAGCTGCTCCACGCACTGCACCTGCTGAGCGCACACGGTCACCTGACCGATGCGCCGTATGGTACAATCGCGGAGAGGCGATGAGCAAGTCGCGCGTGGTCTGGTGGGATTCGGTCATCCTGAGCGACCCGTCGCACGGGGGCAGGCTCCGCCCCGAACCGCGCATGGTGCGCGGGACGCACGGAGTGTTCCAGCGGCGCTACTGGGTACTCCCTGAGTCTGCCGTGCATGCCCGCGCGGAGTCTAAGACGCCGTCGGAACCCGCGCCTGCATCGCCTTCGCAGTCTCTGGCGCGAGCGCAGGAAATCGTCGGGAACGCCTTCACACGACTTCGCTCGGTGTTCCCGTCACTCTCACGCTTGCTCCCGTTCCAGAAGATTGTCTACACGAACGAGCTGGATACGATGGCGGTCGACCCGTTCGGGCACCTTTACATCTCGCCAGACTTCGTGACGCGCGAGATACCGAAAATCATGGCGGAACAGCACCAGAAGCGCACGGGGCAGAAGATGAGCGAGTCCGACCTCGTGCGGGCGACCGTCGACATGGTGCAGGTGGGGCTGTTGCATGAGGCGCTGCACCTCGCACTCACCCACTTCCCACGATTCGATGACTATAAGCGTCTCAATCGCGATATTATCGGCGAGCTGGAACGCGCGGGCGTGAGTCCGCACTCGGTATTCAACGATGTGGCGGATCTGGAAATCAACACGCTCATCGAGGGGCTGCTGAAGTCGATGCGCGAGGCGCGTGTCGTCTCGCCAGAGGCGAACTTCGATTGGGCAATACACAAGCTTGAGGATTGCGATCCCTACCTGCCGTGGGAGTCGAACTACCGCACGCATGCGGGGAACCAAATCGCAGAGGCACAGTCCCAGCAGTCGCAGCAGTCGCAGCAGTCATCGCAGTCGGCGCAATCGTCGCAGTCGCAGTCGCAGTCGCAGTCGCAGTCAAGCGGAGGTCAGTCGCAGCAGTCATCGCAGTCGCAGTCGCAGTCAGGCGGGAGTCAGTCACAGCAGTCGGGCGGGGCAACTGGCAACCAAGCATCCCAGAATCCGTTGGGGCGCGACCTGCTGGATGAGAACCATGAGCTGGTGCGTCGCACGGTCGAGCGTCGCGCAGCAGAATCGGGCATGACGCCTGAGGAATATATGGAGCGTGAGCGCAACCGTGTAGCACGCGAGTCGCACGCGGCGTCAGACGAGGCGGGTCGGAAGGCTGGCAAGGGCAGCGCGAACGCGCAGCGTCTCATCAGCGCGATTCGGGGCATGCGCCGCGTTAATTGGCAACAGGTGCTGCGCGAGTTTATGAGCGAGTCGATGGGATTCG